AAGCATTGCCTGAGTAACCACTACTTGCTTGAAACTTATTAGTAATTAATACAGAGTGTCCATTAGGATTATCTTCTTCAGGAGGAACAACAGCTGATACTCCATCAATTAATGATAATTGATAAGCTATATCTGCTAAAACTATTGGTTGTCCAATTTGCCATTTATCAACATTGAAATAGTCTTTTACTTTTTGTATAGCCTTCAAAACAACTTCTTCCTTATTGTAACCAACTCTTGTAAGTAAATTAAATTTTATTCCGACATTAATTACAAAAGCATTCTTTATATTAACTGCATCGGTTACCATTCTAAACTGAGTTAGATATGTTTGTACATTTTCTTTTACTGCTTGATTTACTGTTGTCAATTTTTTGTTTGCGTCAAATCCTAATAGATACATATTAAGAGCTAATGGATTTGCTATACGAGCATCTGCATTAGCACCTGATTTACTATCTAATTGGCTATCTTGTACGACATAAGCTTTTGCTACATTGCCAAACTTAGGTGGTAGAGCATAAACTCTTGTAATATAGTCTTCTTTTGTAACCACTCTTTGTTGAGTTTGAAAGTAAGCTAGTGCGTTATTTTTTACTTCCACAATGCTTTCAGCACTTCTTCCACCAGCTGCAGGTAACGGATTATTTATAGCTACAGAATTTTTAGTTGTCTGTGCTAAACCTGCATTTAAACCTGTTTCGTCTAATTCTATATTAACTGATTGTATACTTCTAATACTATTAGCTCTTACATTATTACCAACACCCCCACCATATCTGTAAGTGATGGTTAATTGTGTATTAGATGGAGCTTGTCCATAAGCTTTGGTTGCTAAAAAGTTAGATGGATCGAAAGCTGTATTTAGGTATGTTGGTGAACCTGGTAAAGAAGAACCAACCTCATTTGGATTTGGAATAATTTCTTCATCAGGACTATCTGATGTTCCTGCACCAAATCGTAATTCCGTTTTACCATCTTCCCTAATAAAAGTTGTAAATCTTCTTGATGTTTTTAAAAGTTTTAGTAGATAAGGAGCTTGGTCAGCATAAGTGTATAGTTGGTCATCATTTTTAGATGTATTTTCCATATCTGTAAATACTGTATCTTGAGCTAAAAAGGGAACTTCATACCAATCGTTACCATCACTATCTTTACAAGAAATTATTTCTAAAACATTTTGATTTGCTAAAGCTATTCTCTTATATTTTTCAGCTGCATTAAAAGTAAAAAACTCTGTTGCAACAATTCCACTTGAAGATCTTACACCCTTTTTCAATAAGTAAGTAACTGGTATATTATTAGAACTTTCGTAAACTGTAATAGTCATCGGGTCATAAGAGCTTGAAAACTTAAAGTTACAATCCTCTGTTGTTATAAAAGATACTCCTGTATCTGATTGTATTTCCATTCCAGCTTTTAAACTCATCGCATAATTCAAATCAGGTTTAGTGGTGTAACTAGCTCCTGTTCCAGTTCCTGTAGCCGGAACTGTCTGGAATACATCGATATCAGTAGTAGAAGCTGAAGATAATTTTGGTTTGTATCCTAAAGACTGAGCCATATTGTATACTGTTCTCTTTTCTTCAGCAAATGCTAGTAGACTTTCTTTAAATTGATTATCTACATAGTATGAAAGTACATCACCAACATAAGATGCCATTTCAATGAACATCATACCAGGTGATGATTCGTTAAAATCATTATACTGATTTGGAAAGTATATCTTAGTAAATTCTATTAGGTTATCTTTGAAAGATGTAAAATCTTTATTTAGATACCTAACTTCTTTTACTGATTTCTTTGTTACTGAATATGGCATTTACTTTCTCCTGTTAACCAATATTGTAATTTGAAAAATCTAAAGTTAAATTTTCTTCAGAAGTAACATCAACATTAAGAGTAAATCTTAAATTTACAATAGCAGTAGACATATTTTCATTTGAAAAATTAGTTTCAATACTTACAATATTTATAAATGGTAAAAATTCACTCATAGCAGCTCTAATCTCTTCTTCGACTCTAGCTTCGAGGTCTGTATTTTCTTGTGAGAAAACTAAAGATAAAAGATTAGTTCCAAATGTAGGATTACCTAACCTCTCTCCTTTATTAGTCAATAGAAGATTCTTTATATTAGACCTAGCTTGTTCTAAAGCTGTTTTAGTTCTCTTAAAGTATCCATCTGGTGTATGAGTTAAAGGTAACTCTAAACCAATAAAAGTATCTTCATTTAAATCGTTTTCAATAACACCCATTATAATTTACCATCCTTCTTCTTTAATGCGTTCATCACACCCCTATAATCTTTTGTTAGGTCACTCATCACATCTTGTACTGCTTTATTTGATGTATCAACACCAGCTGCTTGTGCTGTTTGCATAGCTCCCATCTTTCTTTTCTCTTCTGCACTACCTGCCATTCCACCATAACCCATAGCATCCGCCATTCTTGTACTATCAAAAGTTTTATTGCCCATTGTTGGATACTCTTCGAACTCTTCTCCACGAGCGGTTTCATTTAGTATCTTGTTTAACGTTGGGTTTTTAGTATAACTTACTTCTTCAGGCTTAGACTTTCGAGGAACAGGTTTTGGTATTACTTCGGGTACATCATTTACATTATTAGATATAGCCTTAGCTCCTTCACTAATAAGTATCTTTCTTACCTCTTTTTGTACCTCTTGTTTAACTATTTCTCTAATTAAACCTACGATTTTTTTAGTGTTCGACATGATAACTCCTATTTATTATAAATATTAAGAATTTAATTTTCTGTTTCTTTGTTCACGCAAAGCTTTCTTTTTTTCTTGTTCTGCTTTTATTTTTTTAAGTTTTTGTTTTTGTTCTTCAACAAACTTTTTAAAATTTTGTATTAGGTTTGGTGTTACATTTAATGCATTTTTACCTTCTTCAATTTCTTGTTCAACCTTCTCTCTTATAGTTCTTTGAACTAATGCTGTAGCAGCAGCAGCTGGATTAAGTGCTGATGCCGTAGCGGCTGCTTTCTCACCAACTTCTGCGACTTTAGAAGCAGCATTCAAAGTTGTTATAACTGAATTAGCACTTTTTATTAAACCTTGTATTGTTTCTACTTTAGATTCTACATCTTCTATTGTAGCCAGTATGTCTTTAATCTGCTGTCCTTGTGATTGTCCTTGTCTTGTAGCATTTACGATTAAGTCTATCTTAGCTTCTATTTCTTTTTTAGGTAAATCGAATACAGATTTTATGGTCTTCTTAATTCTATCTGATAAAGCGCTCATAATTATCCCCTTACTCCTGCGACTTCAACTATTGGTTGTACTTCACCTTCCACTTCATTTATGGAAGTAACTTCATTAGATTGATTCTCTGTTATATAAACTGTATCGCTTAGTATTTTTGGTAAAATATTTGTAGATATGTCTTCAATATCTTTTTTTAATACTTCACCTGCATCTGCTATCTCGGCTACTCCTGTAGCTCCTGATGTAGAGTTGGAAAAGCTTGATATTGCTGATAATAATTTTTCAAATAAATCTTCTAACTGATTTCCTAAAACCATTGGATTAGTAGACTCAGCATCACCTAATGTTATTCTACCACCAAAAGCATTCAAACCTAATTCTAAATTTATTTCTTCGTTAGCTGATAAGTTTAGGTTTCTTTTAGCAAACATATGTATGTCTGTTTTTTTGGAATTAAAAACCAATCTATCAGAGTTAAGTGTAATCATGTCACCATCTAATACTTCAGGTGTTGTTAGATTGAAAGCAGCTGGTATCAAAGCATCTACTTCTCTTGCTGGACCTGATGTAATAAATATAGAAGAACCATCTGCATTTATATTTTGTAGATGCGGGTAGTGTTCATCTTGTATCTTCTGAGGTGGTACAGATTGTCTATTGGTAATCTTTATATCAGGATACTGATAGAACGGGTCACTACCAAACTTTATACCATTACCAAATCTACCATTTATAACCACATCACCATATTCACTTAGTAGATTTCTATTGTGTTCTGTAGTTTGTGCTGTAACCTTTGGGTCTGTAGGAACGTTATTAGCTACGTTCATATTTACATGGTTTCTCATATTCAAAGGTTGGTAATAATACATCTGATTACCATGTTTAGCTATATTTACAACTTCACCAATTAAGGGATAGGCTACCATATGCGGTGATAGAGGTTTTATATAATCATCAATCACATCACCAACATCTTGACTCTCTACGAACCTAGCTCTAATAGTTCCCAAATAAGAATAATCTGGCATTTTACCATTACCACTTGGCGTGTTTTTCTTTGGAAAGTCGTTTGGATCTAACAAAATTTCGGTAACTATAGCAGGTTCTAATTCATAAAACTCTACAGCCTCATCAATATTTTCTTTTATTAATTGATAAGCGTCCGCATAAGTTAAGAATCCTGTTCCATCTGTTCTTCTGTTTTTATTTTTTCTACTTTTAAAAAATGGCATTAATTTTCTACCCTTTTAATGTCATCTGTTATTTCATCCGAATGACTTTGTAAGTCTGTAGCAGCATCTT